GTAAATTTTAGCAAAGCCATGAAGAGTGGTGGCATAGCTCGAAGCGAAGACAAGGAATTCTTTTGTGGCTGGATGCAACCCGAATTCATGGCGCTCGTCATATCAACTGTAGCTCATCTCACAGGTAGCACTAGTTTGATTTCGGCAGCTTCCATCATGCGCACTGATAAGAGTAGATACAGTATAATACCAGATGACTGCAATCCAGATATACTTGGCGACCTACCTAGAGAGTATGTTAGAGTGCACAAGAATAATAGAGTGTACATGAGGCCAATGATACTGAGTCGAACACACATGGGGCAGGGTGTTAAAGCCATGGCAGCTGCTGTCGTGAATACAGTAACTAGTGTAGGTGCTCAGAAGATGTTCGACGAAATGTGCTCACACATCAAAGAGAGCGACGTCGTAACTACGAGTGATGATGCTGCACGCTACGTCGTGATGCACGAGGCTTCGAAGTCACACGCCCAGTCGGTAGCAAACTGGCAGTTTGATGCAAACATTTCAATGCTCAAGCACACAATGATGCGAGATTCCACAGATAAGGCAATCGAGTCATATCGAATGGCCGAGTTCAACAACGTGGTCTGCGGGCCAAATGGGTTGTATCCACAATCGTTTGTGCATTGTCATCTTGGAATACAACCTCTCACAGGTCTGACCGTAATCGATGACATACTCGATTGCATTAAGAGAGCTCGATCGAGCATAACTTGGGGCGACTCAATGGATGTCGTTCGTTCGATATACGATGCAAATTTGGTATCCTTACGTCAAAAGTGGCTGCTCAAAATGGATGAGTTGGACTATTTAATCGAAATTGGCATGCTCCCCAAGGACGACGATGATCTTCTCACTGGCGATGTTGCATGGAGCGATCAGCTATCCTTAAAGGTGATAGCCTCCATGTCTACAGAAAGAAAGCGCGAGGTGACTAGTGGTGAGTGTGGCATGGATGAACAGCTCAAGTGCTTTGGAGTGAAGCCCGGCAAACACAGTGCAAAAGTTAAGTCGGTAAGCGGATACCAATCAGATTTCCGAACAAACCATGTCATCAAAACTATAAATGCTAGCAGAAAGAGAAAGGGTCGGATAAACTTGCGTGACATGAAGATGCGCGATCCTATGCTACACAAGAGCATTAAAGACGAATTCATGAGCTACCTAAAGATGCCCAATCGCCCGCCGTCAGATGATGATTTGGAAATTTTGAAAATGATGCCTCGAAGGCCCAAGGTATATCGTCAATTGTCTTTTCCGAGATCGGACGATTTCATGCCAGTCCACCAGGGTGAGAGAGCCGGCGTTGTGGGCTACGTAAACATAAAAGGGATATTAGCCAAACGCATGCTGAATCTCACCGTCGAAT